TCTTCTGGGGGGCGGCCTCCTCGACGGGCTCCTCCTCGTCCTCGTCCTCGACCTCCTCCAGCTCCAGGTCGTCCAGCTCGTCGCCGGTGCCCTCGATGTCCTCGCCCTCGTCCTCGGCCTCGACGTCCTCGAACTCCTCGAACTCCTCGACCTCGTCGGCGACTTCCTGGGTGCGTCCTCGCGTTGCCATCTCTGTGGCCCCTCTCACGGGTGTGTGTTGGTTAGTACAAGTTGGTGGGCGCTTCTCACGAGTCGTTGTGACCTCGTGTTGCTGCGATGGAGACAACATTAGCTCCTCTCGGCCGATGTGTCAAACCCTTCATTCCATCGACTTCCCGGCAGCCATGTCTCGTCCTACTCACGTGCGCGCGTTCGTCTTATGCCCGACACGCGTCGGAACCTCATGATCACAGTGGATGTGACGTGCGTCACACTTTCATGATCGGTGTTCATCGTTCCCTCCTATCTGTTCCCGACTCGCCATTGACAGAGCTGTTATGCTGTGCTTCGCATCGCCTCGCGTTGCGCACCGGCTCCGCCGGGCAACGAGAGCGCGACTCCCGCAGGGAGCAGCCTAACAGACACTGGTCAAGGCGCCCCCTGCGGCTTTGTTTTCGCAGATCAGGACGTTTCAGTTACACAGAGCAAGCGTTCTCAAGATCAGAACGAGTCAGAACGTGATCATGAAACACACGCTCTGAGCTGCGGCGTTATCCGTTCTGCCCGAGAATGTCTGAATCACTCACGGTAACAATCTGTGCGGTCTCGATCTTGGGCCCATTCTTTGATAGACTGCACCGACACAACCGTTACGACGAGTGAGGGCTACATGGCCGGACGGATCGTCCTCCTGTATTTCGGAGACGAGGAGAAGGCCCAGGAGTTCATCGACACGACACCCCAGCGAGTGGTGGGTGTGTACGAGGACCCCAAGGGCAAGGAGTGTGAGTGCCGGTCTCAGAAGACCGCGCGTACCCGGTCGTTCGGGTGGGGCGAACAGCACTCCTACTGGGGCTGGCAGCGTCACGGCATGTGCGGTCGCGCCGGCGTCTGGTGGCGACGCAACTACGGCCGCCGTCTGTTCCTCGCCCTCGGCGTCAATCTGCTGGGTGACAAGGCCCCCGGGATCTTCAAGTCACCGCAGGGCTGGGGCCACGAGTCGTACAAGCCGACGAGTGAGGACGGTATCTGATGGACGAGAAGGAAGCCACGGTCATCCTGTTCGAGGGCATCGCCTCTGTCGATGTCGAGGGTGTGGCTCACGATGTCTACCTGACCGCGGAGGTCCAGGGCATCGGCCGCATCGTGAGGTGGTACGGCCACTTCGAGTGGATGGGTGCCGCGCCCAAGAACTTCAAGCCGGGCGGGTTCTTCGACCTGTCCCTGTCCGACGGCCGCGAGGCGAAGATCCGGATCCCGCATCTGTCCGCTGACCCGAGCGGCAAGCTGGACTTCCTGGGCCAGGGTGTCCCGCCTGGGTTCGAGTGGTTCCGGGACGAGGTACCCGCGGAGCTTCACAGCACCACACTCCCCCGCTGGCGTCTCGTCTCCGGTCGCCTCGTCGGCCTGCTGGCCTTCGCCCTGATGTTCTCTGCCATCTGGGCAGACGACTACCAGTGGAAGTTCCTGGCCTCGGGACTGATCACCTCCTTCATGTCCATCCAGCTCATCACCCCGGGCAAGGGGCGGCAGCTCCCGGAGGTCAAGTCGGATGACTGACTACATCAAGGACGGCATCCCCGAGCCGCCCGAGGGTCACATCATGGTGTGCTTCCAGATCGTGACCCAGGGCGGAGCGGTCATCGACTCCGAGCCGGAAGCCTGGGTCAGCATCGAGAAGGCCACCGCCGAGGCCAAGGGGTGGATGGAACTCCGCGGCAAGACCATCGACTTCACCACCTTCGAGGGTGACGGGGCGGTGGTCAAGACTGACACCATCGAACACACCGCCGTCATGCGTGCGGACAAGATGAGGAACCTATACCTGGAAGGCATCGCCGCCCAGGAGCGAGAGAACGGACCCGCCAATGAGTAAGACCCTTTTCCTCACGGGAGCCTCCGGCTTCGTAGGATCCGCTGCCCTGGAGCGGGTCATACAGTCGACCGACTGGTACGTGGTGTGCCCCACGACCATGCGGCACATGGGAAGCCAGTCCAACCTGGTGGCTCTCCGTGACCAGTTCCCGGACCGGATCCGTGTCGTCCCGTGCGACCTGTCCATGCCGTTCACCGCGGACCTGTTCGGGGACGACCTGCCGACCATCGACTTCATCTGGAACATCGCCTCGGAGTCCCACGTCGACCGCAGCCTCACCGACCCGGCGCCGTTCATCTGGAACAACGTGGCGTTGATCACCAACGTCCTGGAGTTCGCCCGGGAGGTCCAGCCGCGGATCTTCCTGCACATGTCCACGGACGAGGTGTTCGGCCCGCTGGACGACTCGAAGGACGCGCCGCACACGGAGTGGTCGCCGCTCAAGCCGAGCAACCCCTACGCCGCCAGCAAGGCCGCTCAGGAGGCCATCGCCTACTCGTACTGGCGGGCGTTCGGTATCCCGCTGGTCATCACCAACACCATGAACCTCATCGGTCCGCGGCAGCACCCGGAGAAGTTCATCCCCAAGACCATCCGCGCCCTCACCGCCGGCGAGCCGGTGACCATCCACTCGTCTCCCGAGGGCGAGAGTGGGAGCCGCTGCTGGATCGGCATCGAGGACTTTGCCGACGCCTGGCTGTGGCTCACCCAGAAGTTCGACCTCATCACCTCGTCTCCCCGCCACGCCGGCCACCTGACGTACTACCCCAGCATGCCGGCGGAACCCCACCGGTTCAACATCGTGGGTCAGCGGGCGACCAACCTGGAAGTGGCCGAGACCCTGGCCGAGATCATCGGGGTGGACGGCAACTTCGAGATGGTGAACTTCCACACCAGCCGGCCGGGACATGACATGCACTATGGCCTGGACGGTTCCAAGCTCGCCAACTTCGGCTGGACCCCGCCGGTCAATCTCGTGGACCGCCTCATCCAGACCGTCCACTGGTACCAGGACAACCCGCGTGCACTGGAGGTCGGCCAGTGAAGCTCAACGTTGGGTGTGGTAACCACCGTGCCGACGGCTGGACCAACATGGATATCGAGAGGAACGACGAGGTCAAGCCCGACATCCAGGGCGACCTCATGGACCTCCCCGACGAGATCCAGGGTGTGACCCACGTCTACCTCGGTCACGTCCTCGAACACCTCGCCCTCGGCACCATCGCGCCGGCGCTCTCCAAGCTGTGGGAGCGGTGCGTGCCGGGAGTCGAGATCGCCGTGGTGGGCCCGGACTGTGATCGTGCTCGGGCACTCGACCGCGCCGGCAGACTGTACGGCATCAAGCTCCAGGACGTCGTCCACGGCGCCGGTCGCTGGGCGAACGACGTACACCTCTGGGAGTGCACTCCCGGTCGCCTAGAGCGCGTCCTGAGGCGTTCTGGGGTGCAAGACGTGCGACACGTCAGCATCGCCAGCGCTGAACTCTCCGCGTGGCCTGTCACCAGTCGAGTGGACTGGCAGTGTGCCATGATCGCCAGTCTGGAGGCCAAGCCGTGACGACCCAACCTCTTCGCATCTGGGGCTGGGCGGCAGACGCCTCCGGCTGTCAGGCCTACCGCATCCGCTTCCCGTTCATGGCCATGAAGGAGATGGACCCGAACCTGGTGCTGGGTCTCGGTTCCACGATCACCGACAAGGCCAAGGACCTGGCCAACATCGTGATCGGCCAGCGGGTGTGCATGGAGGGACCGTCCAAGCTCTGGCAGCGCTGGGCCCGCGAGGGCCAGAAGAAGCTGGTCTATGAGCTGGACGACGACCTCTGGAACATCGACCCGGCGAACGAGAAGGCCTATTACTTCTTCCGGGACATGGGCATCCAGAAGCGGCTCAAGGAGAACATCCAGGTGGCGCACGTGGTTACCGTCTCGACTCCCGAGCTGGGCGACGAGGTGTTCCGGCAGACCGGCCACCGGAACATCCACGTGGTTCCGAACGCGGTGCCGGCCTGGCTCCTCGAACACGAGGCGGAGAAGAACCACCACGTCGGCTGGGGCGGGAGTCCCACACACCACGGTGACTTCACGAGGCTCCGCCACGGGATGTCCACGTTCCTGAAGAGGAACCCCGGCAAGACCTTCCACACGATCGGCATGGACTACGCGGAGTGGATGAAGCTCCCGCCGGCACAGTGCCATCACACGAAGTGGGTGCCGACGCCGGAGGACTTCTTCCGCACCATCGACTACACGGTGGGGGTGGCACCTCTCGCGGACAGCCACTTCAACCAGTCCAAGTCGGACATCAAGTACCTGGAGCTGGCCGCCCTGGGTATCCCGACCATCGCCTCTGACGTGGCGCCGTACCGCTCGATCGTTCACGGCGAGACTGGCCTCCTCGTCAAGGACGATCACATGTGGAGCCGTCATCTGAAGGCCTCGGTGGACGACCCGGAGATGTTCGCCGAGATCGGTCGGGCCGCGAAGAAGTACGTGGCTGACAACAGGACGACGACCCATACCGCTCCCATGTGGCTGAACGCCATCACGTCTTGACAGAGGGCCTTGACAGGCTTACCATAGTCTGGTAACCACCGTCCAGAACCAGACTATGGGAGCCCGTCATGGGAAAGAACGCGCCGGGAACCAAGTCGTTCCCCACCTCCTCACGGTACAACAAGGAGAAGGAAGCGGCCGACGCGGCGCGGATGTTCGCTCTCCGGACAGGCGAGGAGGACGGCACCAAGTACACGCTGGCCCGGGTGGCGGACATCATGGAGTGCTCCGTCTTCCGGGTCCAGAAGCTCCTCAACAAGTACACGCCCAAGCTCCTGGAGAAGGACGCCAGCCACCACCGAGACATCGAGATCGGGAAGCTGGACCTCCTGGAGGAACGGCTCTGGACCATGATCGATGAGGACTACTACACGGTCAGCCAGGGCCACGTGGTCTACATGGACACGGGTGACCCGGTCCCCGACATCGACCCCGTGATGAAGATCATCGACCGCCTCCTAAAGGTGATGGAGCGCAGGTCCAAGCTCCTCGGCCTCGACAAGCCGGTTCGTGTGGAAGCGACCATTCACACCATGGACAACGTGGACATGGAGCTGGCCGAGATGATCCGCCGGGGGAGGGCTGACCAGGATGGGAGTAACCACTCTCGCGGATGACCCGCTCGGCCCCAGCGTGAACGCCACCACCTTCAACCACGAGGTGTATCTGGCGAACGCCATCACGTTCGCGGCCGCCATCGACAAGCTACGGCCAGACGCGGACAAGTCCCTGACGTATTTGGTCGATCTTCCGGACGGCTCGTCGGAGCGCGTGTTCACGTCTACGGGGCGCGTGTACATGACGCGCAACGATCCGATGCTGTTCGCTCTCGTCTATTGCCGTACGCTCATTACGGACGACTCTGGACACATCTCGTTTGCTGAGCTGCACCTAGAGTTGTGTCGGTACGTCCAGAAGTGGAAGGATCCGATCAAGGCCCGCGAATCGCGGACCGCTTTCGTTGCTCCTCGTGAGGCCGGCAAGTCCTCGTGGGTGTTCAAGATCCTGCCTCTGTGGGCGTCGTCCCACGAACACGTGAAGTTCATCGCCGCGTTTTCCTCGTCGGCGACCCAGGCACAGAAGCACCTGTCCGGCTTCAAGCGCCAGGTGGACACCAACCAGCTCATCCGGAACGACTTCCCCAAGCTGTGCACGCCGGCAAAGAGGCCGAGCGGTGGCAACGTCGCCGACACCCAGGAGATGTACCACTCCCAGTCGGAGTTCACGTTCACCGCGGCTGGCCTTGACTCTGAGATCCTGGGTCTGGTTGACCCGCAGAACCGGCGGCCGGACCTCATCATCCTCGATGATATCGAGCCGGATGAGTCCAACTACAGCCAGTACCAGATGAAGAAGCGCCTTACCACGATCATCGACACCGTCCTGGCGATGAACGAGCGGGCGCACGTGGCATTGATCGGCACGGTTACCATGCCGGGTTCGATCGTCCACCAGTTGGTCGAGACGGTCACCACGACCAAGGACACCCCGCAGTGGATCACCGACGAGAAGTTCCAGGTGGTCTACATCGAGCCGATCCTCCAGAACGAGGACGGCACCGAGAGATCCATCTGGCCATACAAGTGGCCCATGGAGTACCTCTCGGAGATCAAGCACACGAGGTCCTATAAGAAGAACTTCCTCAACCAGCCTGTCCGCATGGACGGTGACTACTGGGTGGAGGAGGACTTTGTGTACGGGGACGTTCCGACACGGACCCACACCCTTCTCCAGATCGACCCGGCGACGACCAGCAAGACCAGCTCCGACTACTACGGCGTGGCGGTTATCGCGTTCGACCGCGAGACCAAGAAGTGTACCGTCCTGTATTGCCGGCAATTCAAGCTGGCTCCAAAGGCCATGCGGTTGAAGGCGCTGGAAATCTGCGAGGCCTTCCCGGAGATTGGGCGGATCCGAGTCGAGGCCAACCAAGGTGGCGAGACGTGGCACTCCGTATTCCATGACATGCCGGTCAAGGTCATCATCCACAATGAGCAGGTGCCCAAGAAGGTTCGAGCCTCGCACCTCCTCAACCACTACCAGCGTTATCGGGTAAAGCATATCCAGCCTATGCCCGAGCTTGAGGCCCAGATGTGCGCTTTCCCGAACGTGCTCAACGATGATATGGTTGATGCCGTCGGCGCTGGTGTCTCGTTCTTCCTCAAGCCGAACAAGTCCGCGGGTGGCACGTCGGTGCCCTACAATGGGAGGTCCTAGTGGCCATGGAAGACAGGGTGGTGGACGGGTACGTCGTGCCCACCGCCGTAGAGGGTGAGGGTGGTGAAACACCCGCCGCCGCGAACATGCCCGACCCCCAGATCTGGTTGGATCTGGACGAGGCCCTGGAGAGTCTCCACGACGCCCTCCCGGGGTATGACAAGGCCGAGGCCTACTACGACGGCACGGTCAAGGAGAAGTTCCTCAGCCGGGCCGTACAGGCTCTCCTCACGGGGTCGGACACCGACTTCAATGTCAACCTGGCCGGCCGCGTCGTGGACGCCGTACAGGACCGTATGGAGATCGCCGCCGTTACCGCGGAGCCGATCGATGACGGCGAGGACGAGGAAGACGACACCGAGGACGACACCGCCGAGTCGGACAACTCGGGTATGGGTGCGTCGGGCATAATGCCGGCTGGTGTGGAACAGCCCGACGACGAGGAGATGTCCGACGAGGAGAAGGCCCTGGACGAGGCCGTCTCCAAGATCTGGCGCGACAATGAGATGGACATCGAGGCGCCCGAGGTCCACGAGAAGATGCTGGAATACGGGGATGCCTACCTGTTCGTCGGCCTCTGTGACGACGAGGACGAGCCGGACAGTAACCGAGTGGACCTGTTCTTCAACTCCCCGAAGAACGTCCGCATCCTGTACGAGGACGAGAATCCTCGGAAGAAGCGGCTGTCCATCAAGCGCTGGGAAGTCGGTCCCAAGGCGAACAAGCGGATCCGCCTGAACCTGTACTACAAGGACGGCACCTACAAGTTCATTTCCAAGGGTGCCTCCGACCGCTCCGGCGCGGCCGACTTCCAGGTCTTCACCGACGACTCCACGGACGAGAAGGGATTCCTCCCGAACGACACCGGAGAGATCCCGTTCTTCCACTTCCGCACCGCGAGGCCGTACGGTCGGCCCGAGCACCTGAAGGCCTACGGCTGCCAGGACGCCCTGACCAAGATCATCACCAACATGATGTCCACCTCCGACTTCGCCGCGTTCCCCCAGCGGTGGGCTCTCCAGGAGACGGGCACCACGACGGATGACGACCTCGACTGGGACGAGGGCGACAACGGCGCGACCGCGGACACGAAGAACCCGAGCGACCTCCAGTCCCAGCTCATCTCGGGACCGGGTCGGATCTGGCCTCTCCGGAACATGAAGGCGGTCGGTCAGTTCACCGCCGCGGATGTCAGCCAGTTCCTCCAGCCCCTCGACAAGTTCACCGGCCTCATGGCTGCGGTGACCGCCACCCCCGTGTCGTACTTCCTCGTGACCCTCGGGGCCACTGCCACCCCCGCATCGGGCGAAAGTCAGAGGAAGGGTGAGTCCCCGTTCATCTCCAAGGTGAACGCCCGCCAGCTCTCCGCCGAGGCCACGTGGCAGGACGCCGTGTCGTACGGTCTCAAGCTCCTCGGGCTGGAAGCCGAGGTCAAGGTGCGCTGGGCTCCCGTCCAGGTCGTCTCCGGCAAGGAGGGCTGGGAGGCTGTGCAGGCACAGCAGAAGGCCGGAGTCCCCGTGCGCCAGACTCTGCTGGAGGCCGGCTACACCGAGGCTGAGGTCACGTCGTGGGGTTACACCGAGGACAACCCGGATGGCTCCGGCGCCGCTGACAACCTCGACATGTCGGGTGTCCCGCTGCCCGGCAACTCCTTCGGTTCGTCGCCGGCTGCCGTGGCCCAGAACCAGCAGGCCCTGGCCGCGGGCACCGCGCTTCCCGAGGTCGCTCCCACACCTCCCGCTCAGCCGGCAGGAGTGTAAGCCATGGCGCTGGAAGACGAGATCCTGGGCAACAACGACGCCAGCGATTCCCTTATCCGCTGGGAAGACCACGCGGCTAACGGGGTCAACGAGGCTTTCCGCCTCGCCGCACAAGCTGACGGCTTCACGCCGACGGCGCTACGTAACGCCCAGACGAGTGTTAGGGGATTCATTAGGGGCGTAGTAGATCAAGTGCGTGTCGTCGGTACAGCTATCGCTTCCAGCGCCTGGCGACTCATTACGGGGCGCCGACCGATTACCCGACGAGCCGGTGCCGCGTCTCAAGCTCCACCCTCCCAGGCCTCCACGTTCGACCAGCAACTGGAGGCCATCATCGCCCTGGCCGAGCAAGCCATGGCGAACAACCCCGACCTGGCCGAGCCGATCTACACCAGGGCCAACGTCTCTACCCAGAACCTGTCACGAGCCGAGGTCAACCGTACTGCGGCCATCGCGGCAGAACTCTCCGCCTACCAGCTCGGGGCTGAGGGTATCGTCTGGGTTTCCGAGCGGGACGCGTGCGTCCACTGCATCGGTCTTGCCGGCGAGGTTGCCAGGTTCGGTGAGCCCTTCACCTCGTTCTCTCCGTACGCGGAGAAGCAACTGGCGTGGCCTGGCTACAACGGCCGACCGCCTCGTCACCCGAACTGCCGTTGCCGGATCATCCCGTGGGACGGTGGAACAGAAACACCGGAGGCCCTGAAACGAGAAGCGGAGAGGAGTGTGGCGCGTGGGTGGTCTCTCCCGACTGAATCCAACGCGGCTCGTCTCCGTGCTCTCGACAAGCTCCTCCAGTCTCCTACCCTGAGACTTCCGCCCAGTGTTGTCCGGCGTGCTCGCCGTGCACTCCAAGACCGGAACTTCCCACAGGGTAGAAACTTTCCTGGCAATGATGTAACATGACCTGGAATTCCAGTGAAGGGAATGATGGCCGTCATGGCTGACCCGAGCATGGCACAGAGGAAGGCGCTTGCCAAGAAGGGGCAGGCGATCCCGAACAAGGACAGTGGAGGTTCCTACCCGGTTCGCAACCGGGCGGAGCTCAAGGACGCGATCCAGGCCGTGGGCCGTGCCGGATCGCCCGAGGACCAGGCCAAGGTTCGCCGCTTCATCATGAAGCGGGCCCGTGCCCTCGACCTCTCCAGCATGATCCCCCCGAACTGGAACCCCGACGGCACCACCAAGAGCTGACCAACGCACCACACCCAACGTGTCGGGAGCGGTTCACGACCGCCGCTCCCTTCACTTCGTACACACGTGAGAGGGCTCACCATGGCCAAGGAAAACGACGACACCAAGCCCGAGGGCACCGAGGCCGAGGAGTCGGACGAGGACGAGGACAGCACCGCCCAGCGGATCCTCGCTGCGGCGCAGGGCAAGAAGCCTGCCGGCAAGAAGGCCGAGGAGGTGGACGACGAGGAGGAAGACGACCTCACCGCCGAGGCCGAGGCTGGTGCGTCTGACACCGTCCCGCGGGCCGAGATGATCAAGGCCATCAAGGCACGTCAGGCGGCGAAGGCCAAGGCCCGTGAGCTCCAGGCCAAGCTGGACGAGCAGGCCCGGAAGAACGAGACCGAGGCCGAGGCCAAGCTCCGCGAGGCCACCGAGAAGGTCTCCAAGTCCCTGACGGAGAAGTACCTGCCGGCTCTCATCAAGACCGGCGCGGAGGCGGCTCTCCTCGCGGCCCAGCCCAAGAAGGGCAAGGCGGGTATCCCGCGGCTCATCAAGCTCATGGACCTCTCCGCCATCGAGGTGAACGAGGAGCTGGAACTGGAGGGTGTGGAGGACGAGGTCACCCGCCTCCAGGAGGAGTTCCCCGAGCTGTTCGGCGAGGAGCCGGCCAAGGACGACAAGGAGGACGAGGAGGAGAAGAGGCCTGCCGCCCGTCGTCGTCCCGCCACCTCCCGCTCCCAGGACGGCGCGGACAAGAAGACCCCGCCGAAGAAGCGGTCCACGTCGGAGCTCATCCTCGCCCGGATGCGCGGCGACGAGTAACGATCGTGTAACGGTTCAGTCCTGCACTTGACAAGTAAACCCATAGGCCCTTGACAACCCAGAGCCTGTACCGTTAACCTTGATCCATTGCAAGACCCATAAGCCCTCTGGATAGTGGGCGGCGAAGCGTCGGAAGACGAGACCCGAACACTCTCCATGAGGGCTTTGTGGTGGTCTCCTCCTTCGCTACGTGATCTCCTCTAACCCTTGAAGGAGGGTAGACCCCAATGGCACGTAACACCTTCGAGGCCTGGATCCCGGAAGAGTGGGACTCCCAGGTCGTCCAGCGCGTCCAGCAGGTCTCGGTCATCGAGTCCGAGGCACGTGAGTACCCGATGGCCACCGACACCCGTCACATCCCCCGGTCCGCCGGCGTGGACGTCAACGGCGTGGCGAAGGGCTCCGCGTACGACGAGGACACCTCCACGAACGACGAGGTCCTCCTGACGGCCAAGAAGGCCGGTCGCGCCATCCGCATCGCGGACGAGGACCTCCAGGACTCCAACGTCGCCATCATCGAGCAGAAGCGCGTGGACTGGGCCACCTCGTGGGCCAAGTACCTGGACAACGCGTGCCTGGCCGTCACCGCCGCGGAGTCGGGTGTCACCGTCCCGTACACCTCGGTGTACAAGGCGATCCGCACCACGAACGCCAACACGGGCTACACCGCGGACACCAACTACGTGGCCACCGCGACCGGCGGCGTCGTCACGTACAACAACCTCTCCAGCCTCCTGGGCAAGGTCGAGGTCGGCGACTACTGGGAGGAGGGACTGACCCTGGTCATCGCCCACCCCTCCCTCCGCGAGAAGCTGCGGAACATCAAGGACGACCAGAACGAGCCGATCTTCGTCCGCGGTCAGGGCGGCGACTCGGGCACCCCCGACACCCTGTTCGGCCACCGCATCCGGTGGAGCCTC